GATAGACCTTCTCGCCCCTGACCATCGTATGAGGCGAGGACCATCTGAGGAGATCCTCAATCGAATCAACCTCGACCCACTCGCCCCGGTCTTTATATCGATTCTGTTCGACCAGGACGACGAGCACCGCGCCCGCCTTCCTTGCCTTTTCCATCTCCCGCCTAAACCTCTCATGTTCGACGGTGCAATTCTTCGCCAGCTCCGCGATATTCTGTTTACGATCGACTACGATCCGTGGACGATTCCAATCCATGTAGTCGCCAAATAATAATTTACTTACTTCGAACTCAATGCCGTGATCGCGAAAGTATTGCAGCGTTCGCTCGATTGCTTTCGGTTTCTCGCGGGAGTCGACGATTATATACTTACTCACTCGCTAACCCCCTAAAACGGAATATCGTCCTCAGCTGCTTCGAAGGTGTCCGGCAGATCATCGAAAGACGCTTGTCTCGGTTCGCTCTGTGTCGGTGCTGCGCTGGATCCTGTCGAGCTCGAGTTGTTCGGAGATCCCGAACTGTTAGATCCGACGAAATCGAAGCCGCTCATCTTAACGATCCATGACGTCTGATCAGGATTATTCTTCGGCCTATAGGATTCCATTCTTCCGGAGACGAGGATCTCCGAGCCCTTGCTGAAATACTTATCGATGACCTCGGCTCGTTTACCAATCATTACGCAGTAGAACCAATCGCAGCCGTCACCGAAATCACGATCGACAGCGAGAGAGAAATTGACTCTCTTATATGGTCCGTTCTGTCCTTGCCTTGTTTCGAGCTCAGGATCGCGTCCGAGGCGACCATGCAGCTTTATATCGTTTAACATTGTTTATCCTCCTGGTATATGAAGCGGGACGAGTAAATGAAGAAAATAGCGTTAATGGTTTGTTGAGTAGTTCAACGGGAGACATCCCCGCCCCGCTGCATATCTGTTATTTCGCGATGACCGTCAGCTCCGCATTGAGAGCAGCCATCACTTTATTAAATGATTCGACCGACGGGATCCGCTTTCCCGATTCCCATCTTGAAATCGCAGCGGATGACAGCCCCGTTTCTGTAGCGAGCTCCCTGATCGAGAGTCCTCGCGCCGTCCTGAGGTCCCTGATAGATTCCCCGACGGATTTGTCTCCTGTCTGTGCGAGTGTCTTAATCATTCCCTTTGTTCTCCTTCTTTTTGATCTCGATTTCCCATCTGATGTATACGATGGCCTTCTCGAGGTCCTCGATTGGTTTTCCTTTATCGTCCGCCCTGGCTAAATACTTGAGGGCGTTTCCTCTGCAATATCCTTTGAATCGTTCCGGACCGAGAACGGCATAGATCATATCTATAGTCTCGAGTCCGTCGATGTATGTTCGATAGTGTGCCGGATGATTGACCGCGTCTGCCTTTACAGGAACGGGATCCTTCGCGTGTTTCGCCTTAATCTGTTCGTCAATCCATGAGCTCATGATTTCCCCCTCCTAAACTGATCCGCGAACGGACACGTTGCAAAATGTGAGCTCATGCCCTTCGGGAGTGTTCCCATCTCTTTATCTGTCGGAAATAAAACTATCGTGCCGGCGACAATTCTCCCGTCCAGCGTGACGATTCTGTCCGTTCCGTGATCTTCTCTATAGCGGAAATATCCAACGTCGCAAGGATGAAGTTTCCCGCTCTTGAGCCTGATAAACTCTATATCTGCTCCGCAAGCCTTACACTTTGCCATTATTCCGCCTCCCTGATCTCATACTCTTCCGGCGCCTTGAGGATCTTCGTCTGTTTGCAATAGTCGCACTTCTCGCAGCGTATCGGCTCGACGTCTCCGCTTTTGATCAGATCGAACCTATCAATCTTTGCCTCGACCATTCCGAGCGCTCCGTCGAGAATATGCTGCGGGATGTGAATGACCTTAATGTCCGGAGTCTTTTCCTTCGTGACGGCTGCTATATAGAACGGGAGCGGTTTGTCTCGTCCTGTGACGATCTGCTCGATCTTCTGATAGACGGCTCCCTGTATGTCATAGCCCCAATACTCGACCCATGAGCGATAGCCGTAACCTTTATCAAATACGTCATCGAAGTCGCGAACACATTTCAGATCTACGATCCTTTGCTCGTCATAGACGTCAAACTTCGCTTTCCAGGGAACCCCGAACAACTCCGCAGCCATGACGGTTTGATGTTCTCCGGTGAGATAATCCATCATGAGCGGATCAGCTTCGACTCGGTCGATAATAGCGTTCGCCTGTTGGAACTTCGCCAGGAGCCCGCCTCCGCGTTTGCTGATCATCTTGTCGCCGTTGATAGCGATAAACTTATCCAGCTCAGCCGGTCCGGAGAAATAAGCGTCGACATAGCTCCCGATCAGGAGCGCGTCGGTCTCTTCGCGCTGGAACTCTCCGCGAGCCTCAGCGAGTCCGGCAGCCTCGCACTTATTGAAAGCCTTGAACTGTGACACGCTCCAATATTCAAGAGCTGCCTCAGGGCTGAAATAATTGTCATTTGTTATTTTCATTCGGTATCATCCTCCTCGATTTCGACCTTTACATATTGGCACCGGTAACCGCCGCGCTTAGCGTTCGAGATCGCCGAATGTATCGCGTTCGTAGTCACTCCTACCATGAGAGCGAGCTGTCCGGCTGTGTCGCCGATCGCGAGGGGAAACTCGTATTTGTCGGCGGTTACCTTTAACCATAGAGTCATTTTGTTTCTGCGTTCAGCGTCTCCGCGAGCCTCTCAGCCTCGTCCCTGGTCTCATACCAGCCGCCGCGAGTCTCACGGTTTCCGCTGTGATCAATCTCGTTTACGTCTCTGATTCTATAGACGCCATAGAACATTTTGCCGGCGACGGGATTCGACGAGACGCGCCACTCACTCGGATTCTTGTTTGTCATGCCTCATCCTCCTGATCTATGTAATAGAGATCATATTCTTGATCGTATTTGATTTTGAATGTCTTTCCGACCCACTTAGCGCGATAGATTTTCTCGGCTGCCTCTGTTGGCGTGATAGTCATATAAGAGTTTGATGTCTCCGATTTCGGATTTGTGCTCAGCTTATGAGCGTCAAGATTAGCCTTATTGTCGAAGAGGCGAAAATATATCCTGTTCGGCAGCTTGTCGACCCTCGACACCTGTATGTAATTCTTTCCAGCGAAAGCCTTAACCGCTTCATTGAGAAAACCGAAACGAATAGCGAAGCGATCACTTCCGTTTTTGTTAAGTGTGATCCTAACGTCGTAGACCCTCGGATTAATAATCCTTTTGCTCTGTCTGTTATCAAATATCTCGTTTATATTCATGCCTGAGCCTCCCGTTTTGCCTTCTCTGCCTGAGCGCACTCATAACAGAGATATTTTCCGAATTTGGTCATAGCGTTGTTCGCGATAGCTTTAGCTTTGTAGAGCTTTCCGTCAATCTCCCGATCGGTGATAACTACTCCACACTCCTGGCAGCAGAGCTCCTCGACTTTCGGACGGTATGGTCTCACTCTGAGTCCCTTGCCGCTCTCCGCCTGTTTGACGTCTGCCGCATAGAGCGCGATTTTCTGACCCTCCCAATCCTCGAACTTATCAGATCCGAGGACGGCAGCGATTGCTTTGAGATTCGTCTTATTAACGATCATCGGCTTCGACTCTCTGAAATAACAGATATGTTTGCGCTCGCTGGCTCCGGTGTTATTCTTGACTTCGTTCTTCTCGAAATGATCTATCGTGAGAACGAGATCCCCGTCCTCAGGAACGTCCCAATGGCCGAGATATGTCTTATCAAGAGTTTTCTGATAAACTCCGCTCAATCTCTCACTCATCGACCTCGTCCTCCTGTTCTCTGATGATAGTTATCTCGACCGACCTTTTATCATCGACGATTTTCTCGAAAGCTGTCTCAGCGAAATCGAGCGCCTCGTTGCGGTCGTCAAACACAAATTTCAGATATGAAACACTTACTCTGTACTTGTTAGCCATAGATCAAACCTCCTAATCCGCCAGCGTATAAACGCCGTATCTCTTGCCGTTCGCGCTGGTCCTGTATGTTGTGATTATCTGAACGCCTTCCTTTCGGAGCTCCTCGATTCTCTTCGGGAGGCACATGACATTCAGATCGATAACTGCCTGTCGTGTCGTCAGCTCTCCATGAGTGAGCAGATAATCAAGAACGATTTCCATTTGTGTTACTTTCTTCATATCTCGAAGCCTCCTCTCATGATCCGGGAGATCTCCGCCGCCTCGTCATCCGGCAGCGAAGCGAAATCTTCTCCGTCCTCTCCTACTACGAGCACCGGTCCGACGATAGTGTCTCCGATAGCTCCGAGAAAGAAATTCGGCTCGAGTCCGCGGATCTTGCCCTCTTCATTCATTACGAGGATCCCGTTGTCTGAGATTCTGAGCGTCTCGATATTTCCTCCGACAAGCTGCTGCATAACTCCGAGCTCATTCGGAATAACCATCGAGCGCGGATCCTGTCCAGGGAGCTTATAAAGAACTTTCATCTTCGTCACCTCCGTTACAGATCACGACGCCTGCTCCTGTGATCAGGAGTCCAATCGCAGCCTTGAAGATCAGCGGGAGCACCGGCGTAAAAATATGCTGCATAGTGTTGTAGTCATCCGTGCCGGCGACGCCCATCATCCAAAAGAAACCGATTCCGACGAGAATCATTCCGATCCGCTCTCTGTTGTTATTGATTACTTCTCCGATTCTGCTAAGCATAGCCGTACCTCCCCGCTGTTCATCATCTCGAATAGTCTGCTGCAACAGGCCGAGTCTCTATTCGCCCGTCCATAATGAGCGATCGGACACTCGCCCCACTTCGCCCGCTTGTCCTTCGTGCCGTCCCTCTTCATGAGCGGCTCAAACAGCGGGCAATCCTGACAGGTGAGTTTCACACCTACAGCCTCATACTCGTCCGCAAGCTCTTCGGGGATCTCCGCGGTCTCGCTATAGCTGACCCTGGCGATCAAACCTTCAAATGTTACTTTTGGATGCTTACCTTGCAACTCTCTCAGTTTCGCGTTGAGCTGTTCCGTTAGTTCCTGAGCCGAGTCTGCTGCGACGATGGCGTATTGCTGATAGCTCTCGCGTCTCATAAAAAAAATCACCTCCGATTCTGTAAAATCTTCGGTGAATTCATAACATATATTCAATTTGGAGACGGTCCGAATAATTCCTTTCTTTATGATTTTAGGAATAGTTGCGTTTGGAAATCCCCATTTTTCAACGCTTTGCGGGTATTCCCCGTCGACGTCAGAATATATATATACGAATCACCTGAGTCCAATATATACCCGTTTCTATATGTTGTCAAACGGTAATTTGATGCTTATACTTATCTCGGAGGTGATCAAAAATGTCAATTCAATTCGCAAATTATGGACAGGAACGCGAGCGCATAGCAACCGAGTCCGAGCTCGAGATCTTTGAGATTCTGAAAACAATGTCGGGATCTGATAAGTTGAAACTCGTTCGCAAATCTGATAATTATGTTACGGCGATCTATCGAGGCTGGGATCTCGCCCGATTCAAATATACTCCTCGCGCTAAATGGATCTCATTCCCTACCCTCGAGGCAAAAGCACCGAAGCACCGAATCGAGGACCCTTCGAACGTCACCAGCTTCGTCGATTTGCTTGCTGATTCCATCGCTCACATTGATAATTATTCTAAGTGAGCAATTATCCCATAATAAAATAAAAGGCGCTCAAATCGAGAATTTTCGCCACGCAAAGAACCCGGAGCATTATGCCCCGGGTTTTCTTCGCGTCTATTAATGTTCGAGGAGGTGATCCCGTTGCGACTCGGTTCCCCTCCCGAGCCGCCTATTCTTTAATGAACCATTCCGGTTCGCACTCGCCCGAGTCCTCGAGCCATTTATTGAAAATTGATGTCATATACCAATTCCCTTTGAGATCCTTAAAATAATGCTCTGCGAGTCTCAGGATCTCCGTTTGCTCTGTCGGTCTGAGAAGGATCAGGAGAAGCAGCTGCGTTCTTAATCCGTCACGCTCCAAAATGAGGAGACGTTTTTTCAGTCCTTCGGAATTCTGATCTTCGGCGCGTTCTTTCTTCCTGTCGTGCCTCTCAATCAGGAACTTGATGAAGAGGATAAGATTCCCTCCTCCGAGTAATCCGAGTAATATGTTTTCTGTCATTGTTCTCCCCTCATTTCGTGATTCTTAATTTCTGACCGACTCGGATCACGTTTACATTGCTGATCTTGTTCTCCGCAGCGATTGCTTTGACGGTCGTCCCGTAGCGCTGAGCGATTGCTGAGAGCGTATCGCCCTTCTTTACGGTATAGGTGAATGTTTTCTTTTTCTGATTCTTTGCTGCGAGAATCTTGTTCACTTCTCTCTGAACAGCTGCGTAATTGTAGCCGGCAGCCTCGAGTCGTTCCTTCCTGGTCGAACCCGTCCCCCATTTGCCGGCGATTACTTCTCGAGCGACAACCGCGACACTTTTCTTCGCGCTGGTAGCCATCGCGGAATATTCCGGGACGACGAAACCGCGAATATAACGCCCGTTTACCGTCAGGACCCTCACTCCGACGGCATTGCTTTTATTGCCTTCAATAACGTAGATCTTAGAACCGGCAACCTCGTCAATCGTGCCGACATGATCAGGGTCTCCCTTATTGTCCCCTCTTCCGTTATCGTCCCAATCGTATAGGATCCAATCTCCGCGCTTAGGAATATAAGAATCCGATTCAATCCATATTCCCATTTTTTTAGCCTTTGAGATTATCGTCCCGCAATTCGCCGAAAGCGGAAAATATTTCTTGGCATTATCCACGCCGAACGTATCGATCGCGAAGGCAGACGCGGCAGCTGCACACCACGGAGCGGAGTAAGTCATAGCCCACCCGTCCGGCTTTATCCGGTTAAATATCTTGATAAGCTGCTTATGTTCAGCTGAGCCTCTTTTCGCTCCCATGTACGACTTCGCGGTCCTGATCAGATCGTTCCGGAGCTCTTTTTCTGTTGCCATGATTACGCCTCCTGTTCCGGATCCGCGTCCTCCTCAACCTCGACGGCTTCGGTTTTGCCGATACCCTTGTAATATTTCTTACTTGATACGCCCAGGAGCGCAGCCAGGAATACTCCGATCGCGGCGATTGTCTGACCGATTTCGACATAATGAGCAAACGACCATATATCACCGAGCGACAGAATCAGGAACTCAAAAGCCGGAATAAACACCAGCGCGAACCATTTCAGAAAATCATAAGTTTTATTTGACAGTTTCATGATATAACCTCCTATAAAAAACGGGCCCTAATTGGGCCCGGATTTACTGATTTAAAGGTCTATTAACAATACTCAATCTTAAAGTTGTCGAAATATCGCTGAAATTCAGTCACCCCTGTTCCCCAATTATTTTTGTATATTCCGTACTGCGGGGATGTGCCAAGCAAATCGTTATAGCAATTTGCTTTTCTGTATTCAAATTCCGTCTTGCCATCAATCAAAATCCGTAAATATGGATTCTGTCGTGTTTCGTATCTTTCTTTGCACTCGATTTCGACATGATGCCATTTACCCAGTTCAACATCACAAAAATCAAATCTATGAAGATCAATAATAACTGATGTGTTATCGTCCTTTGGCTTAAGTGTGCTTGATATATTTACGTTGATCGTATGGTCTTTGATATATAGCGCAAACGGAACAGTTCCACGATATGTTCCGTCCCTATCATGGAATTGGACAAACAAATCTTCTCGCTGTGTATCAACGTATTCAGTTGGGAAAAGGACGTCGAACGAAACTCTGAAAGTCCTCAGATTGCGCTTAAACATATCCATGTTAGATATTGATATTTCCGATCTTCGCCCATTGTGTATCAATTCGTCATCACTATGGAGGACGAAATGATCAGCATAATTCGACCATCTTGTCACTAAGTCTTGCAGTTCATAATTCCCCTCATTAGCCGACACAGCCTTCAGCGGAATGTCCGAAATCCCAGCATCAAGTGTTGGATTTGGATTCCACGTCACCTTGCTAACAAGACTGAAAACATTGATAAAGTCAAAGTGTGTATTGTAAGACTTGTATGATGCGAGATATACATGATCACCACACTCTCCAATATATTCAGAAGCACATATCTGATCATCAAGTTTTAAATATAATACCCCGCGCACGACGTAAATGTTCGCAACCTGTGCAAGGATTTGATTTACTTGCTTGTCCATGAGCGTCTTGGCAGTTATTCCATTGCGGATGACATTCACCGAAATCTTATATCCAGCAGTATTTTTTCTTAATTCTAACACCGTAAAGTTGTTAATATCCGTCACATTGAACCCAAGCATTATCGGATAATTTACTACCGGAGTATTTGTTTCAACCATGAAGTTATCAGCGTTCACAGCAGCGATTTTACGCAAAGAATAATTATATGTTCGTGCGCCCGCGGTAAATGTCGCTCCATTGTTTACAGTAAGACCGTCATTGTAATCATTTGGCGTCACCCAATCATAATTGTTTCCTATGTCTGTTCCTCCCGAGTTCATGCCGATTTCAAATCCGGCCATTGTACGGGAAAAATTATCATGGTGTATGCAAAGCTCAGTGAACTCGCTGGCATCAAGCGCCCATTTGTTTCCGGCAAGCGGCTGCAATTCTTCAACTATATCTTCGATCGCAGTAATATGCTTTTCCAACGAGTCATCATTAATAATTACGTCTATCGCAGACAGCGTTAATATGCCCGTCCCGACAACATCAGTCGCACCGACATATATATATAAACTTGTAGCGTCTGTCATTGCGGTAAAATCATATGTTATACCCGGTATAAGGTTTGTGCCAAATCTTTCCGCATTTGATCCATTATTGCAGTATAGGGCATATTTGTTTATAAGTCCTGCCCCGTCCACACGAAAGCGGAAAGAAGTATCTCTCGCAATCGAAACAGGGAATCTGCTATTTGTCGCATCTATTTTCGTCCCGCTTGTGGTTTGTATAATTTTCTTCTCATTAATAACTTCGGATTCGTATCGTACAAAATGGTTTAATGAGTTAAAATCACTCTTTAAATCACCAACCTGATCCCGTATCGCATCGCCTAATGATGGATATGTCACCCCATCGGCTCCGAGTCTTGCGTCGATGACTTCTTGAGCAGACGACGACGGTCCGGCGATTATGTTGTCGATTCTGCTGTTGAGCGGATCCGTCACCTGAGATATTGACGCTTTCCCCGTATCAGTTCCGTTGTCGACAGCAATATAAGCGCCCGAACCGAGGCTCCCGCTGTAATTGTCTAATTCATGAATCTGCATTTAAGCACCTCCATTAATAATAGTTCCTGTAACTGTAAGATCGCCCCCGACCGAAGCGGCCCCCGTAGTCGATAGCCCCTCGGCGGATATGTTTCCCGTAACTGTAAGATTTCCTGTCACATTCAAATTGCCGTTGACAGTTAGCCCTGGGAACGTCCATGTATTCGACGCCATGTTATAGATTTGCGTCCAGCTCCCGGAGATCCCGCTTGAGCTGACTGCGATTCCGTTCTGATCAAGTCTGATCACGTTGACCGCTGTCGCTTTTCTCGGAGAGTCCATAATGTATATCATCTGCGGCAATCCATCCGAGTCTGCCGGCATTGCGATATAGCCCCCGAGATCACCCCGAACCAACTGAACGGCGAGATTGAGTTGAGCCCTGAGCCCTTCCGTTGTGACATTATTCTCGTTCGAGGCATTGATCTGATTCTGTGTCAGCCCCGACAATGTACTCGGCAATTCGTTAAGTGTGATCTCGTCATATCTGTCGAGGAGCGTATTATAAACCGTTCTAACGACTCGCGCTCTGACAGCATCGACGCCCAACTCAGGATAATACACCCGTACCGTATCACACAGATTAACACGCTGGAGCGGAGCATAATCTTTGTACTCTTCCGTTTGCCATAGCTGAACAAAATTTACCTCGAACCCCTCCGACGGTTTCCACGCCTCAGAACTGTCGAGAAGCTGCTGCGCCTTTTGCCTCATAGCTGCAACTGTCGGCATCGACTCGAAGTATTGATTCATCGGATATGGTATTGCCACGATGTAAGCCGTCCCGTCATCATATGAAAGATAGCCCTCGGGGAGCGTCCTGAGAGCTCCTGTCTGTTCATCTATCCAATACGGAACGATTGCGTTATATGACGAGCCATTATCGACCTTGTGCGTGATATTAGTCAGATTCTTACCGTAACGGATTTCGACGTCGGTCTCTCTGCCTTTATCCTGATATAGACGGACAGCAAATTTATCAAATTCATAATCTCCGCGTCCGTATACGTCCAACAGAGACCCCTGTTCTCCTCCGAGTGTAGATCTAACTATTGTCGGGATCTTAATCTCATACTCCCCCGTCGTAGTTTTGTCCGTCCAAAACGTGAAATCATCGTCTCGGTCTGTAACGACATTCGCCTGGATCTTCGCCATCGCATCAGCTGCCGATGTAGCTTTGAACGGCATGACGACCGCATTGCTGAGCCTATAGCTGATGTGATGCGCGTAGAACGTGACGAGCCCGTTGATCGGAGCAGATCTCGCGTATATGTCGAACGGCTGCGGAATCCGGCTGTTGTCGTGTGTCGCGTAGATAATCGACCGCTCCTGTATTTTCTCATACAGCGGGCCGGTTATCGGGTAATCAAATTCACATTCGAAGATCCCGTTTCGTTCCTGGGAAGTCAAACAGCGAGCACAATCCACCAGGAACCCAAGTCCGCCCGTTGTGAATCGCTTTTCAGATTGATCAAATAAGATAGGAATCATAAGCGCCACCACCTCGGAATTATCTCAACAGACTCGATCCCGGAAGTCATTCCGATATGCTGTTCCCCTGGCGGAATCTTTGGCATTTTAGAATCATAGAACTCAATGTGAGTGAGCATATTAGCCGGCTCAACTCTTCCGTCAGTAAGTTCGAGCCCGATTCCGAGCTCCTGAGTCAGTTGTTCGCCGTTTTCATCAGTCCACGGATAAAGCTCGCCCGCCGGCAGATAAGCCTCCATTATTTCCGAGTCAATCCATATCGTATCAGTATTGTTTGATACTCTGAATCTGTATTCGCCATTTCTACCGATTGACACCATCCCGTTACCGGTAACTCCGATCAGCGGAGACGATTCAAAGAGAGTCGGATTTGTAATAGGCCCACTCTCAAAGAATGTTAGAGCCGTCTCCCCGGAGATAAGGAACCGCTGAGGCTTACAGTCAAATTTAAGAGTGAAGCCTCCCGCTCTTGTGATGTGAATAGGCTCGACTTCAAGGCCTTCACGGTATACACCGAGGCGGAACTCGTCCGGATGATAAGTGTCCGTCAGTCTCTTGTAGTTTCCTCTCGATGCGAGCGCAGATCTGAATTCTCCGAGACGCTTTCTGAATATGTCCTCATAACCAGCTCCAATGAAAGCCGGATATTCAACCTCAATATTTTCAAATACTCCCTCGTCCATGAAGAGGGATCCGTTTCGCCCTGGGATCGAGATCATTTCGCCCCGACGGGCCGGAGCGTTGAAAACGCCGTCTCCGGAAATGAATACTCCGAAGTCCGACGAATCAACGCCGTCATATGTTAGATGATTTAATAACCCCATGCTTTAGCCCTCTGTTTTTCTCTTCTGACAAGAACCTGTTCGACCGCTGTCGCTATCTGATTTACATCCATTCCAGGAGCAGCGTTAATGACGATTGTCGGGCTGTCTCCTGATCCGGCAGCAGCGGCTATGTTGTCGAGCTTATTCCATAACGTATCAAGCGGAACGACAGCCTCAGGCCCGGCTTCACCAATGCCGGCGATAGTCGGACTATTGAAAATACCACCTGTCTTGTACCACTCGATTTTTACACTCGGAGCCTTTCCTTCTCCGCCGATCCCCCACGGTACTTTACCACCACTAATTTTGAAGTGCGGCAGCTTAACGCCGGAGAAAATCTTGCCGAGCTTGATTGGAAATATGCTTTTAATTTTCGCTATAGCAGAACTAACAAGTTCCTTAGCCTTGTTAATCGGCGATGTGATTGCGTCCTTCACCGCATTAAACGCGGTTTTTACTCCCGAAGAAATACCGTTGAACGCCGTCGAAATCACGGTCTTAATAGAATTAACGACCGATGTGACAGTTGTCTTTGCTGCATTGATCGGAGTCAGGATCGCGGTCTTGATTCCGTTCCATATCGAGACAGTCGTCGTTTTCAAAGCATTGAACGCAGTCGTTACAGCCGTCTTGATACCATTGACGACCGTCGTGACTGTTGTCCTTATGCTGTTGATGACTGTCGAGATCGTATTCCTGATCGCATTGATGACCGTCGAGACGATTGTCTTAATGCCATTGATCGCCGTAGAGACTGCCGATTTGATTGATTCCCAAACCTTCGCGGTCGTCTCTTTGACGTTTTCCCACGCCTCCGAAATACTTTCCTTAATTTCTTCGAACGCTTTGACAATGTCCTTCTTGAGTTTCTTCGCTTTCGCTTTGATCTTGTCCCAATTCTTGTAGAGCAGAACACCAATCGCAATGAGTGCAGCTATAACCGCAATCGCGATACCGACCGGTCCCGCAATAGCTCCGATCGTAACTCCGAGCGTACTCGCGAGATTCATGATCGAACTAACAGCAAACGCCAATTTCCCGAGGATCATCAAAACAGGAGCAATCGCTGCAACTATTCCCCCGATCACTCCGATAACAGTAAGGACCTCAGGCGACAGCTTCGACAGCCATTGAGCAAAACGGCCCACCAAATCGACAACCTTTTCGAGCGCCGGCGCGAGATAAGCCGCGAGCTGTGATCCTAATGTCGAGAGCGCGACCGATCCGAGCGCTTTCATTGTGTCGAGCTGGTCGTTGAATTCGTTCGCTTTGTCAAGTGTCTCCTGATCAACGAAATCAAGATCGTATTTCGCGAGCGTATCGGTGAGATTCTTATAAGTCTCGCCCTGGTCCTCAATTAACGGATTGAGCTGAGCTGCTGACTTACCCATGAGCTGTTGAGCAAGCGCGTCCCTCTCGGTTTCGTTCGTCATCTGACCGAGAGCGGAAATTGTGTCTTGCCATACGGCATCACTATCCCTGAGAGAACCGTCTGCGTTCGTGATTGAAACGCCCAACTTCTCAAACGCCGCCGTCTGTGACTTTGACCCCGTCTGAGCCGAATACATACTTTTTTCGAGCTTCACATGAGATTTCGCTATATCCTCGACGCTCACGTCCACAAGATCAGCAGCGACTTTGTATTTCTGTAAGTCGGTCGTGTTGATGCTGTAAACCTTGCTCAGCGTGTTCAGATCATCGGCAGCCGTTCCGGATTTATAGGCTATCGCTCCGAGAGAAGCAACAACCGCAGCACCGGCAGCAGATAAGCCTCTCATTTTCTGACCGGCTGACTCTAACTGTGATCCCCACTCCTTGAACTGTTCCGATGCAGCGCGGAGATTGACGTTCCCGATTTCTCTCAGCTGGCCCTTGAAGTTTTTCAGCTTCGACTCAGTCGCTATTATTTCCCGCTGGAGATTTCTGTATTCAGCGGAATTTTTATCGACCTCAGCCCCGTCCATTGCTTTCTGTTGCTGCTTGAGAAGGTCGAGTTTCTTCTCTGTCTCGCCGATCTTTGCTGTGAGGAGCTGCTGCTTCTGACGCCACAAGTCGACCGAAGTCGGATTGAATTTCAGCGCGTTATTAACTTGTTTGAGCTCTTTATCGATTGCCTTTGTGCTGTTGGTAACCTGTCGGATTGACTTCTCCAGCTTAGAGGTATCGCCCTGGAACTCGATCGTAATTCCCTTTATATTTCCAGCCATTTTTAAAACCTATCCGAAAAATGCGTTGATCTCTTTCTGCGTCGCCCTGTGTCGCCTTCCGCGCTTCTCTTCCTTCTTCGCCTCTTTTTCCGCTGCCTTTTGACGGTCGTTATATGCGATTATGAAATCGACAACTTGTCCGAGCTGCATTTTTCTAATGTCTGTGATAGCTAATCCTCGTTCGAGTCCGGCGAGGATGACGGTGTCGAGGTCAATGACGGCTGAATTCTCTTTTTCAGATCCTCCAGCCTCTTCAAGTTTTTTGAGCTGACCACGCCCCTAAATATCAGTTTGAACACCTCAGGAGCAACGACATCGAGCGGGAACGATTCAAATTTTGAAACCCACTCGCGAGGCTCCGGAATGTCCTCGTCTGCACATTTAGCGAGCGCCCAGGTGATATTGATCAGATCGGTAAACTCGAAGCCTCCGAGATGGATCATCGCATTGAGGAGCGCGTCCCCATCTGTGAGACGTGCGAGATCCTCGAGATTAATGTCGTCTGTTTTGCCGGTCTCTTTGAATATTCCTGATACAATGTCGAGCGCTGACGCAAAGAGCGGCATGATTGCCGGAACTATGTCGCGCCCGAACTGATCTCTATACGCTATCGCCCAGCCGATATTGTTATTCAGCTTGACGCTTTCCTTCCCAATTTTGATAGTTTTCTCCATGATCAAACCTCCTTAATAGAAATAAAAGAGGCGGACCGTTTAGCCCGCCTCCCGTCAATGTCCCTATTCTGATTCTCCGTCATTAGGGAAAGCCGGAGCTGCTGGATTTGTGAAGAGTGAAGCGTAACCAGCGTCTCCCGGTTTATATGTAACCTTTGTGAGACCTGTAGCATTGTCACCTACGCAAGTGACGCCGATTGTCTCTGTTGCTGGTTCCTTCTCATCCTCGATAGTCGCGTATTCTCTCGCAATCGCTCCGAGTGAGCAATTATAGAACATCGCTCTGCGGCCTTCTTTGTCGCCTTTGATGTCAAAACAGATATAGACATTAGGCTTAACAGCGTTCTTGACCTGACCGAGTCCGCCGTCAGCTGTAGCCCTATAGCCCAGGAACTGAGTCTTGAATTCATCTGTAAAGAGCGCAACCTCGAGATCGCCCTCGAATGGTCCCTCGGTGTATTCGCTCCAATAAGAAATGTCATCGGCATAGAATACGTTATTGTTCGCATCCTGTTCCGGCGAGAAGCTCACGGCTCCAGGGAGATGGTAAGGCGTTCCCATTGTGACGGTTCCGTCATCTGCTACGGTATAAGTTCCGAAGTGCAGATTCGAGATTCCGAATTCAACCTTGTTATTTGCCATGTTGTAACCTCTTTTCTCCTATACGTTGTAATAGATAACGAAAACGCCCTCTTCTTCGATATAGACGTCCTCGCTTTTGTCGTATAAATAACCATTGTCGAGGAGCAGCTGCTCGATCTGAGCCTCGGCCTCCTCGTCCTTCTTTGTGAAGTAGTATTCAATCTGATAAAGGTTCCGCTGATGGTAATAAGTGTCATCAGCTTCAAAATTGTATTGTCCCCCGCCCAGGTAAACGATATATGGCGGAGCTGCCGGAGAATTCTCCTCGTCAAAGTGCGAATATGCACACGGGAGGCCGGTCTGCTGTAAGATCTCGAATAATGTCATCGTGTTCACCTCTGCAAATCTCTCTTAATGTTCTCGACGAATTGATCGCCCTCTTTCGCCTCGACCGGTGCGATATGCGGATGAGCCGGAGCCCGACCGAAATCGCCTTTTTTATTCCGGATGACGTGTCCGTTCTCGAGTAAATGAGTTAGACCTGGCATTTTGCGGTTATATGCGACCGCTGTATCGGCGTCGAGTTGTTTCGCCGTCCAGCCGGACGCATAATCACCGGCTTTTTTCGGAGAAGTGTTCCGGAGATCTTTCGCCGACGCTCGCGCCGACTTAATCTCATTTTTACGAGCGACGTCCCGAACTTCTTCGCCGTATTCCTCGAGGATCTGAGACATTTGCTCATAGACACTAACCGCCATTGTTGACCCTCTCCTCACATATCAACGAGATCCCGTCCCGCTGAGCGTTCCAATCGGTACGGATAACGCTGTAATCCTTGCCCTCGTATGTGAGGACCTTCTGCCCGTCGTAGTCGTCTCTGTTCGTTATGAACAACGTTAGGGACGGCTTCAATCCGAGCTGAGCAGCGTTATAGTATTCCGATTGGTAAACGCCTCGAGGCTGAACGAAAACCTCCGTCTCGATGACCGGCGTCGTCTTATTCCCGTACTTGTCGAAAGTCGGCTCTCCGAATGATTTCAGAATCGCGACGCCGTCATACATTTTCAGACACCTCCCAATCGGTGTACCCCGTAGCGTTAGACATTTGAGCCTTTTGCTCGTCGTATGATCTCTTGAGTCGGTCATAATCTTCCGGGAGACCGAACGACATTTTGCAATAGGTGATTATCGCCTTTGTAACGAGCGCGTCGACCGTCTGAGGAACTACGACACCAGCGACACCGAGATCCAGCTTCGCGGATTCGATCAGATCGTTGAGCTCCGAGTCATATTTATC